GTAAGCCTTTTTGTATTTAGCCTTAACTTTATTGCGCATGAACATTTTAGCGATGCTAGATAAAATTCCTTCATTAAGTTCTTTTATCTGTTCTAACGTACGTTCTTCGAGTTTATTCATTAGTCATCCCTTTTTAATAAATATCAACTAATGGTGAATTATCTACGTTTTGAACGAGCTCTTGATTTGGCTTTTTTCATTGCCTCATCATGATGCTTTTTTTCTTTTGCTTTGAAATCTAGAATACTACGCATATAAAAGGTACGTAGCCATACTGGCATATCATATACATCGGACCAGTTGAATCCGCCATTACCATGATATATCAGGTCAAATATCTGTGCGTGCAGCGTGCGCCTGTAATCAGACGCTAGGCCAAAAAAAGTTAACTGTTATAGGAAGATTTACTGTAAATGGCTCGCCTGTTTCGTTATCAATTATTTCTACTGAAAGATCTACATCTGGAGATATTTTTCTCATATAATCTCTTAATGCTCTAGAATCAATAGCTAATAATTCATTTTTTACAAAACTTCTAATTTTACCTCTATCTTCATCTCCATCTATAGAAGTAATTGCATGAATCAATCTTGTAGTAAGTTCTTTAGAACCATAACCATCTTTAATCTTTTTAACAGCTTTTAGTTCTGCTTCTACTGAACTATTATCTTTATGAGTTAAAATTTTGAAAGTTATTATTTTTTTTGATGCCGGTAATTGAAATTCGAAGTTATTAATGCCTTTAGTATATAATGCTTCATCCATTGGCTTATCATCAAAAGATGTTAAATCAATTGTAACTTCTTGTTGTTCACCACTAGGAGTCATTACTTTACATTTATAATCTTTTCCGTAACCTAATACTCTTGCTGCAATCATAATTGCATTTTTATCGCCTACTAATAAATCATTATAATTAACTGCCTTACCTTCTCCATTTCCTACAATTAATGATCTAAATAGTTTATCTAAAACCACGCCTTGTTTGATATATGATTGAGTAGTTAATATATCCTCTTCTTTAGCAGTCATATATTTCATTTCTAATTTTCCTGACGATAATGGATTATCATCTGAATATAATAATCCTCTAGATGGAAGATCGACTATTTCTGTTGGAAATTTAGATGGTGCATCATCTGTAGTTAAATTTGTTTTTGAAACATATTGTGCTGTTGCAATATCTTTTAATTGTTTGTCCGACATTTTTTCTTTACCTGGGTAATCGTCGTTAACTTTTTGTGACATATAATATCTCCTTTAATAACTTAATTTTATATAAATATGCGCATAATGTAAAAAATCCTACCGTTAGGTAGGATTCTTTAATGCTTTTGAAATATTTCAATTAGAATTGTAATACTGCATAATCATATTTCAATGTCAATTCAATTTGAACTGGATCTTCTGTAGCCCAATCCATATCACCGAATGTCGCAGATGAAATAAATGCACCTTTCAATGTCCATTCTTCAACTTTATCACCAACTGGTCCTAATGTATTAAATGTAATGTCTTTCTTGTAAAAGTCACTATATCCATCTCTACCTGTTACTGATTCATGATGCAACCTAACCCATTCCATAACAGCTTGCGCTCCTGATGGTACAACTGGGTCATACAATGTTACTGTCACATCTTGCCATCTAGACTTGCCTTTAAGTTTTCTTTCAACATTAATATGATCAAGTATAACTTCACCTTGGTCAATTGACGGTCTTGAAGCAGCTTTAACTAGGTATGCTGGAATACCTTCAATATACATGATGAACCTATTGGCCATCTTTGGCTCATAAGCCGTATAAAATATTTCGGTTGGGTCAAGTAATTCTGCCATCTTTTGTACTCCTCTTTATTTAATATAAATATACACTATCCTAAATTTTATTCAGGAAATGCTGCCCCTGTTGGTAAAATATTGAAATCAATTATGATAAATTCAGCTGTCTTAGCAGGCTGAAGGAATATTTGTCCTACCATTTGATTTCTATCAATTACGTCAGGTGTATTATTACTCTCATCCATTACTACTTTGAAAGCAAATAAACCTTGTCTTTGTTGTACACTTTCAAAATATGGATTAACTATACTTAAGAATCTATTTCTTGTCGATGCTGTATTGTTTTCAAATACTAAGAACTTAGTTGTACTTGCAATGAATTTCTTAGCAGCAATTAATAATCTTCTTACATTTACTCTATCTAATGCAGATGCCTTTTTCTGTAATGTCTTTTGTCCAAATACTGTTACACCGGCATTCGGGAAAGTTGCAATTGGATTAACATTACTTTCATATAATGTATCTCTATTAGCATGAGTTAATTTTCTTTCTGTTTGAACTGCAATATCAATACCACCTCTATTCAAACCAGCTGGTGCAAACCATGGAGCAGCAACTCGATCATTAAAGGCATATACACTTGGTATTAATGTTGATGCTGGAACCCAAACATTTCTTCCTAAATCTACATCTGGTATTTTAACCCATGGCCAATACTCAGCAACATAATTAGAATCTCTTGCTTCTGCTTTTGTTGTTGCAGATGATATACCAGCTGCATATTCTACTGGATCAAGTACTAAGAAACAATCTGCTCTATCTTCACACATATTAACTGCTTCTGTTAACACTGTTGAATGATTAGTAAAGTTATCAACTAATCCAGGTAATGTTAATAAGTTAATATCATATTCATCTTGATTCTTTAATAATCTAATTGCATCTATATAAGCATTCTTTTCAGATGTATTAGCAAGATTATATCCTTGCGTATTAGTATTAGTTATATTTTCATAGAATTGCTGTGGATGAGTTACATCTCCTTCTGATGCATTTTGGTTCAATGTTGCATTTCCAAATGAACCAGATCCTACTGCTGGAATAAAATCTGTTAAAGAAGCGTCTCTAATATTTCCATTTGCATCTAAATAATTATATGTTTGTCTATGAACATCAACTCTTACATATCTAGATCTATTAGGGAATGAACCAGATAATTGAAGGAATGGATCTGTTGTTCCTCCATCTCTCAATGTTTGAACTTGATCACCAATTCTTCTTGCAATATAATTAGTATCATTAGGATCTAATGTTAGATTATTATATTGTTCTAATATTGTTTTTCTTCTACTAGTATCATCACCTCTTCTTATTAATAAATTAAATGTACCTTTATTTGCATTTCTTGTTGATACTTCCCATCTAACATTATTTTCAGAACCAGAAGCTAATGTATTATTTGCTCCTTCAACGGCCGTATAACTATTCTGATCTAAACCATCAGATAAAGTTGTTAATGTAAATATATCTACTTCTGTTGATGAATTAGATCCACCTGCCATTGTAAATCCTGTTACTCCTGAAGCGGCTCCAAATGTTGTTGGTGTATTTCCTGATGCTGTTACAAATGTAATACCATTCGGTGCTGTTCCCATTGCAGAACCAGATAATACTAATGTATCTGAACCACTAACTGAAGCATCTATACCTGTCAATGTTCCATTTGCAATAACTGCATCAATTTCATTTGCTAATGCTGTTGTTAATGAATCAGCATCTGCTCCTTTGGCAAAGAATCTAATTAAATCATTCGATGCATCAGCATTTGCTGTTGCTTGTGCAATAAATCTAACTGTGGTTGATCCTTGTGTAATTTTGAATTCTGAATTTTCTGTGGTATCTACAATTTGAAGTGAACCAGAACTAAATGAAGCTCCTACAGTTGTTCCTGCTTTAATTGTTGCTTGTGCTGGAGTAGCACCAGGTGCTATCCTTACAACTGTTAAAGTATCTGCATATTTCAAATATTCTTGTGCAGCATAATTTGTTAAATACTTATATGAATTTTCAAACGCTCCTGAACCTGAAGAAAATTTTCCTCCAAATTTAGAAACAAATTCTGAATAGCTTGATACTATTGTTGGAATACCGGCTCTTCCTTTTTGGGTAGGTCCTATCAACGCAGCTCCAATTGCTTGGACTCCTGCGGGTAAAAAGGACTGATCTACTTCATTGGTAAATACGCCTGGTGATACAATTTTTTCGGCCATGTTAACGCTCCTCTTTTATTATCATTTCTTATAAATATTAGAGCATTTTGCCAAACAATCAATTTGCTGGAATAAACTCTCCGCTTTCCAAATCAACCGTTCCTGCTCCATATCTTTCATTTAATGTTTTTACAAGTTCTTTTTCTTTTTCTTGTAAATTTTTATAGTTTTCTTTGAGCTCTTCTTTTCGATTATTTAATGCTTCTAATCGTTGATTAGTAAGAAAAATTTCTAATTCAATTTGCCCAAAATCTGAAATCGCTAGCGAATTTGAATTACGCAAATTAGTGATTTCACTTATTTCATCTTTTGTAAATTTTTTGTTTTCTGACATAACTAATTCTCCTTATTTTCTACATATATAAATATACTAAAACTATTAATAACCACCTTGCGGCGCATCAGAAACATTAACATCAAAACCATCTTGTTCATTACCAAAAATTACTTTCTTAACAGAGAATCGTTTTTCAAAATTTGATCTTCTTAATTCGAATGGCATTAATAATGTTCCTTTAACTGTTGCTGGTATAGTTGCTCTTACTATTCTATCTTCTCCGGTATTATTAGATGTTTCAAATGATACATCAGATAGGAATGTTGGAAATTTATATGTTGTACCATATGCAAATCCATTGGTAGGCATTATTTGTTCTACTAATGAATTCATTTGATCTGTATATTCTGTCCATAATAAAAATTCATATGCAACATCAACAAATTCTGGCACCGGTGATGCATAATATTCTTTCTTTGGTTGTATTCCTTGAAGTACACTAAATCTATCATATCGATTTGTTTTTGTATGTTTATTTCGATAAATAAAATCATTACCGGAAGGATTTTGATTAACACCTAATGATTTCAATGAATCTCTTTCTGTCATAGATACTCTTCGAATACTCAATACCGGCGTCATTATCTTTCCTTTACGGTCTCTCATGAATCCTCTAGCTTGTACTTGTGCCCATTTTTCACCATTGGCATACATGACCGGTACATCAATTATTTTATTATTTTCTATGATCTGTGGTTTGATAACATCTCTTAAAAATGAAATAACTGCAAAGTCTACATCTTCAATAGTTATCTTTGGTGTTTTTATAATATCATTATCACGTCGTACTTGATTAGCACGATTTACTTCTGAATTTCGTGAGAAGGTAGAATATGTTTTATTTAATTTTCTCTCTGCCATTATAAGTTCCTCGGTATAATACTAGGTCTATTTATTCCAGACCTTACTTCTTGTATATTTAATCTATTTCTTCTTGTTACATGCGCAGTAACTTTAATTGCAATTGATAGACCAAATTCTTCAAACTCTCTTGTACTACCAAAATTAATATTTGGCATTTGTGTTCTTTGTAAATCTCCTGATGTTACTCCTATATCATGTGTTGGATTTCTTCCTGTCCAATATTGACTTGCACCAACACCATCTACTTCATAAAATTCATTATCATATTCTATAACATCTCCTTCTTCAATGTGAATATTTTTGTCTTTCAAATCTTCACGAAGAAAATTAAATTCACCGGTTCTGGTAGAATCATATCCTGCATCATCAACTGCATAAGACTTTTCATCTTTTTGTACTAAACAATTTATTCGTACCGGAGAATAATATACTTTACTATCTGCTTCATCATACATATTAGCTTGAGTATCTTCTAAAGATAATTTATAGTGTGCAACTTCTATATCAATAACTTTATTAATAAGTTCTCGGTTAATTTTTTTAACCAGACTTGCATCTCTTTCTGAACCAAATAATGCCATAATTACCCTATATAAATTTTAAGTGGTATTTTATTCATTTGCTGTTGCATAGCATCTGCCTCAGCTTGTTTTCTTTCCAATTGTGCTTGTCTTGACATTGTATCAAGTGTTTCTTTAAGTTCTGTTATAAGACCTTCTTTTTCGCCTTGTCCGGCTGATATTAGATCCGATCCATTTAATGTAACATCTGCATTAGGTATTGGTATAGAAGAATATTTACTTCGAACATATCCTAACATTTCTTTTGCTAATGCTAATGTATATCTTTTGATCCACTGTCTTCCTACTGCATTAATATTTGAATAAGTAATATTTTGATATGGAATATTTGAAAAATCTGATACTGTACCTGTTGCACCTTTTAATGCATTTGATCGATCTGATTTTAATATATAATCAAAATATACTTTTGTAAAATTTGAACCATCTGGTATTGGAAATAACTTTAATCTATTATTTCTTAATTCAAATGAATATGCAGACTTTCTTATTTGATCATTAAATTCAATTGCTTGGAATCTAGATAAATCATAATACAATGGCATCATCATAAATGATACTCCAGGAGACATTCCTCCAAAACCAAAATTATCAAGCATTTGTTGTGTTCCTAAACCTGTTCCAACAAATGGATCAAAATATTTTACAATGGCCGGTGGAGCTTCATGATAAATTCTTTTTATTTCTATTGCATCTGTACCTGGCGTTCCTGATTCTAATGATACAAATCCTGAATCAGTTAAATCATAAATTTGTTGACTAGATGAAACTGTTAATGAACCTGTATAATATGTTACATTACCACCACTACCAGCTTCTACACCATACTCTTCTGCTAATTCAATAAGTCCGCCCATGTTAGCAGACACTTTTTGTCCTGATAAATTAATAGTACTTCCAGTTGCTGAACCATATAGATTCAACATGTTATCTCTAATATTAAATGTATTTACCTGTGCACCATATTCTGTAACTGCCTCTTCAAATGCTGCAAAAAAATTAGTATCATTTAACTCTATATCAGTAACAGGATATCCTAATCGTTGTGCACACCAATCAGCGACATTTCGTCCGTCTGTTGTAAATTCAGAATCAGAGTCATATAATCCAAAAGGTGTATTACCGCTTACTGTACCAGGTGTTCCATCATATATTGAAATATTTTCTGCCATAGCGTAAATCCTCTTTTATATAAATATGTAGAAAGTGATATAAGTTATGGTAAAAGCTATTAAACTGTGAATCTTAATACCACACCTTGAAATGTTTGACCTCTTGGTATTGTAACCATTAATTGTAATGGCATACCTTTATGATTTAAAGCACTAGCCGTT